CAGCGGCGGAGAGGGCAGGGGCAGGCCGGTCATCCTCTACCCGCTCGCCGAGGTCGAGGCGTGGGAGAAGCGCCGCCTCGTCGTGCCCGCGAACGCCTAGAGACACGTCAGCCCCGGGTGCACACCGGGGCCGACACTGCCGGCGGGAGCGAGCAGCTTCGCCGGATAACCGAAGGATAACGACTCTGCAAGGAGCGAGCAATGCAAGAACCGACCAAGGCCGACCTGGCCGCCGCAGTCGCGAGGCTGACCGAGGAGAACGCCGCGCTGCGCGACCTGCTGACCGCCGCACGCGCCTACGCGAAGTTGCCGCACCCCGCCGACTACAGCGGCTCCGTGTACACGTACGAGGCCGAGCGGCGCCTCGACGCGATCGCGGTCTGGGCCGACGGCGACCGGGAAGACATGACCCCGGACGTGTACCTGCTCGTCATGGGCGACCGCGCCAAGCACCTCCGCGAGGAGGCCGCCAGGCCGGTTCGGTACGAGGTGCGCGCCGAGCCCGCGCAGGTCGTCAGCGACGAGGCCGCGAACCCGCCGCATCACGTGATTCCCGCAGAGCAGGCGTGCACGGCGCCGGGCTGGGACGACAGCGCCGACAGCGGCTATATGTGCACCGCACAGAACGGCCACGCCGGCCCGGACCACATCGCTTACAAGCCGGGTGGCGGCGAGTACCACCGCTGGCCGGCGGACGCCGCCGCCAAGGACGAGCCCTGCAGCACCGACGCGGCCGGTGTGCTGTCCGCCGCGATCACGGCCGGAACGCCCGTGGTGGTGACGGACGACGAGCCGGAGCACAAGCCCGCGCCCGAGCGGTTCATCAGCGGCGCCCCGTGGTGCACCGCCAGCAAGGGCGACCTGGAAGTCGGGCGCCTCCTTTGCGAGCTGCCCACGGGCCATGGCGGCGACCACCGCGCCCCTGGCGCCGAGGAAGGCGACCCGGACATCACGTGGAGCGACGAGGCCGCTGTGAGCGTGACCGCGTGAACCGCACGCCCGAGCCCGAGCCGCTGCTGACCCCGCAAGAGGTCGCCACGATGTTCCGCGTCGACCGTACCTCGCCGACGTTTGTTGAGCGCGTGTTCGCCAAGGTCGACGCGTCGGGCGACTGCTGGGAGTGGACGGCTGCGAATGTCGACGGCTACGGCGTGGTCGGGCGCGGCGGCCGGGAGTCCGGCACCATGCAGGCGCACCGTGCCGTGTGGGAGCTGCTCGTCGGCCCGATCGAGGACGGCCTGCAGCTCGACCACCTGTGCCGCAATCACGCGTGCGTCAACCCGGATCACCTGGAGCCGGTGACGTCCGACGAGAACAAGCGGCGCGGCTACGGCATGGGGGTCCTGCACAGCCTGCGCCCGACCTGCCGGGAGGGACACCCGAAGGACGGGATCATCCGGCGCGCGGACGGCACGTCGCACCGCTACTGCAAGACCTGCCGGCGCCTGGATGCCGCCGCAAAGTACGTCCCGAAAGGGCCGCGCACGAGATGCAAGCGCGACCACGAGTTCACCCCCGAGAACACCTACACCGACAGCCGGGGTCACCGGCAGTGCAAGGCATGCAAGGCCGACAGGCAGCGCCAGACGCGCGTCGCGATGAGGAAGGCTGCCTGAAATGGCTGAGATTAATTTCGAAAAACTGCTTACACCTGCTCAGGTGGGTCAGATTTTTTCCGTGGATCCGAAGACCGTCACCCGCTGGGCGAAGGCCGGCAAGCTCACGTCGATCCGCACGCTCGGCGGCCACCGCCGCTATAAGGAAGCCGAGGTCCGCGCTCTCCTCGCCGGCGTCCCGGTCCCGCCGCAGGACCTCGGCAGGTGCCCGGCGTGCACGTACATGTACACGTCGCCTGCTCACCGCAACCGCTGCGCGAGCACGTCATGAGCACCGGGTTCAAGGTCAGGCCGTCGCAGCATCCCGCGCCCCCGGCCGTCCTCGCGGGCGAGAGCCAGGAGACATGCGGCGCGTCCCCTGCCGAGAAGGGGACGGGCGCCTACTGCGAGCGCCCCGCCGGCCACGAAGGCGGGCACCTGTCGCAATCGCACGGCCGCTACTGGCAGGCCGGGGAGCAGTCATGAGCCGCGTCGACGCCCGCACCCCGCACATGGGCGCGGAGGAGTCGCGGATCTGCGCCGCGAACCTCGCCGGGATCACCCCGGCCGCCGCCCTCAACGGCTACGCGCTCATCGCGCTCAGCGACCCGGCGGACAGCATGCCGGTGCTCGTCAGCGACCTGTCCCGCCCGCAGGTCGTCGCGGTCCTCGCCGGCGTCCTGGCCGTGCTGACGGCCGAAGCAATCGGCGGCCAGTCATGACGACGATCACCGAGCGCGTGGCCGCAGGCGCGGCGTTCCTCGACGAGCACGACCCGGAGTGGTGGCGCGCGGACGTCGAGCGGGCGATCGACCTCGACCAGCTCGACATGGCCGTTGGAGATTCCTGCGTCCTCGGCCAGCGGTGCCCGGTTTCCCGGCTCGCCGCCCACCTGGGCATTGACCCGGACGGCCTTGAGGGTGACGACTTCGATGTCGCATACGAGGCCATGGCCTTGCACCTCGGCGCGCCGGTAGATCGCGCCGGCGGCACGCGCGTCGACAACTGGGCCGCACCGCTCGGCTTCCAGGCTGCCCTTACGCCCAGCGACATCCGCAGCCCTGACGACTACGACGCCCTGGCCGCCGAGTGGAAGCGCGTCATCACCGAGAGGAGGTCCGCGTCATGACCGCCTCCCAGGTGCCCCCGAAGGCTGCCCTCGACGCCGAGACGGACCAGGCGCTCGCGTTCGCCCGCGACCACCGCCTCAGCCACGGCAGCCTCGCGACCATCCTGGCCGAGGGAATAGCCGACCAGATCCGCGAGCAGTTCGGGCCCGGGAACGGCCGCATCGTCATGGCCGTGACGCAGGCGATCGGCTGCGTCGAGAAGGTCATGCGCGAGGACTACGCCATGCCCATGAGCCCCGGCCAGCTGATCGTCATCGCCGCGCTCGCCGCTGAGCAGCTTGAGCGGGAGGCGCAGTCATGACCCCCGACTACCGCCCGCTCCACGCGTTCAACACCGTCCCCGGCGACCCGCAGCCGACCCTGCGCGCCCAGGTCGCCCTGTTCTTCCGCCGCCTCGTGCGGCCCTGGCGGCGGAAGCCGTGCGCCGTCCCTGCTGACTACCCCGCAGCAGGGACGGCCACGACGCTGCTCACGCACCCCGCGACCGAGCCCGCCGGCTACCCGGTGCTCACCGACAAGTTTCTCAGCGAGGTCCGCGCCGAGCAGGACGCGCTGGCCGTCGCGTACACCCGCCGCGACCACCCCGAAGTCGGCCGGGCCCTCACCGGCCGGCCCGGCCCCGACGTCCTGGCCCGCGTGAAGACCGCGCTGCTCGCCCCGGAAGGCGGCGGGGACCAGTGAGCACCAAGGAGATCAGGGTCCACTCCGACCGGGACGGACGGCCCCGCTGCGGGCAGCCCTACGCCCGCGAGGTCAGCGCCGACCGCGAGGCAGTCACCTGCCGACATGCGACAACATCCTCAACGGCGTGAACGGCGTGCAGGTCATCCGCCCCAGCGGCTACCGGTGGGCCGACGTCAAGCCGTGTGGCACCACCGCCGCCTACCAGAGGCACCGGCGCCGCGAGGGCACGCCCGTCAAGTGCCGCCGCTGCCTGCAGGCCCTCGCCCGCGACTGGCAAGACCGCCAGGCGCGGTACCGGAGGGCGGCATGAGCGCCGTCCTGCAGTGGCTCGGCGTGATCCTGCTCGCCTGGGTCGCCGCCTGCCTCGCGCTGACGGCGCTGTACGTGCTGGTGCGGCGACCGCAGCGCCGCGAGGCGGCACGGCAGCAGGCGCGGGACGACGCCGCCGCCGACGCGGTGGCGCAGTTCACCGCCCGCGTCGACGACGAGTACCGGGCGCTGTGCGAGAGGGAGGGCGGCCGTGGCTGAGTTCATCCCGACCGCCAGCGAGGCCGAGTGGCTGGAGGCGCGCCGCAAGGGCGTCACCGCCAGCGAGATCGCCGTCATCATGGGCCTGAGCCCGTACAGCTCGCCCTACGCGCTCTATCACCAGAAGCTCGGCATCCTGCCCGCCGACGAGGACCAGGCCGTCTTCGAGCGCGGGCGCGTGCTGGAGCCCTACATCGCGGAGAAGTTCGCGGAGGCGCACCCGCTGCTGGCGGTCGAAGGCGACGGCCGGCGGCTGTATGTCCATCCGGGCCGGCCCTGGCAGCTCGCAACGCCTGACCGGCTGGTGTACGAGTGCACCCACGTCGGCAATCAGTCCTGGGATCTCGCCGCCGTGCTGGAGACCAAGACCGACGCGGGCAGCGACGAGTGGGGCGACGAGGGCACCGACGAGATCCCCGTGCACTACCGCTGCCAGGTGCTCTGGCAGATGGACGTGACGGGCGTCAGCCGCGCCTACGTCTCCTGCCTCGACCCGGCCCGCTGGAAGATCCGCGAGTACGTCATCGAGCACGCGCCCTACTGCGACATTCTGACCGGCCGCCCTTCGCCCGACGAGTGCGCCGTGTGCGCCGACCAGCTGATGATGCGCGGCGAGGCCCAGCTGTTCCTCGGCCGCATCGACCGCCAGGACGCGCCCGACGTCGACTGGCGCCCGGCCACGGCCTACGCGCTCAAGCAGCTGCACCCGTCGCTTGAGGACCGGGACGCCCACGTCGGGCGCCGGATGGAGATCTCCTACCGCGCCGCCATCCGGCACTACAAGGACGCTGAGCGCCGCAAGGACGAGATGACCAACCGCCTCCGCGAAGCGATGGGCAGTGCCCGCCGCGCCGTCGCCAGGGGCACCTACGGGCCGGACGGCGACCGTGTCGTCATCGCTAACCGCCAGGTCTACGAGGTCGGCGAGTCCGTCCGCAAGGGCTACACCGTCGACAAGCTCGTCCCCGTCAAGCCGAAGAAGGAATCATGACCACCCAGACAGTGAGTAACGCCGTCGCGACCCGCGACGCCGGCCCGATCAAGTTCATGTGGTCCAAGCGGTCGCACCTGTCGACGGTGCTGCCGAAGTCGGTCGACGTCGAGGCGTTCCTCGGCACCGCGGCCGGGGCGCTGTACGCGTCCGACGTGCCAGGCAAGAACCTCACGCTGTGGAAGTGCGCGCAGTCCAACCCGGACTCGCTGTTCGTCGCGCTGATGGAGTGCGCGGTCCTCGGCCACCTGCCCGGCACGGAGGAGTACTACCTCACGCCGCGGATGGACCACGGGCGCATGAAGGTACTCGGCATCGAGGGCTACCGCGGCGTCATCGAGCGCATGTTCCGCTCCGGGGCCGTGGCCAAGCCCGTCGTCCGCGAGGTCTGCGCGAGCGACTACTTCCTCTACGTCGAGGGCGAGATGGACAAGCCCGTCCACAAGTGGGGAGGCGACGGCACGACCGGGGCGTCGTTCTTCAGCAGCAAGCCGCGCGGCGAGATGGTCGGCGTCTACGCCTACGCCGAGCTGGTCACCGGGGCAATCAGCCGCGTGGTCACGCTGACCCGCGATGACGTCTTCGCAGCCCGCGACTCCGGCGGCTACAAGCCCGATGACGTCTACAGCCCGTGGAACCGCCTGGACGGCGGGCCGGCCCATCCCGAGTTCAAGGGACGGTCGATGTGGTGGAAGACCGGCGCCAAGCGGCTGGAGCCGTGGGTGCCGACCTCGGCCGAGTACCGCCGCGAGTCGCTGCGCGCGTCCGCCGCCGCCGCTGAGCACGCCATCAGCAGCCGCCAGTTCCCGGCGCTGCCCCCGGCCGCTGCCGTGAACACCGGCACAGGAGAAGTCGTCGACGCGGAGATCGTCGACGAGACAGACGTCCCGCCCGCGGCCGAGCAGGTACCCCAGCCTGCCGAGGCCCACACCACCCCCGCGGGCCCCGCGGGCGGGACTCAAGACCCCGGACCTGGCCCGGACGACCCCGCGTGGAAGCAGGCACTCAAGGCCGCGCAAGCCCAGTTCAAGCGGTTCACGGGCGACGACCAGGCCGCGCGGCTCGACTACGCCCGCCGCCTCCTGCGGGTGAACGAGGTGCTGTCGTTCAACGACCTCACCCTTGAGGAACTGCGGCAGATCGGCGAGGTGCTCAGCGGCCTCAAGGACCGCGCCCAGCTCGACGCGCTGCTCGACGGCGGCGAGGTGCCCCATGCCGAGTAGCGACCGCCTGCTCGGCACGGTGCACGACGCGGACGGCGACGTGGTCGAGGTGTGGCGCAACGGCGACGAGACCGTGTCGCTGATCTCGCTGCGAGCCGACGAGCCCGCTCTCACCTTCACGCCGGGCGGCCTGGGTGACGTCCGCGGGCTGCTCGACCGCGCCGCGATGCCGGGGGCGCGCGTCAACCACGGCCCCCGCTGCGGCTGCACGCCCTGCCTTGCCGAGCCGAGCTACCAGGCGCGCCGCGATGAGTAGGCCCCCGTGGTGGCGCTGGTACGAGCCGCCGCGCTGGTTCCCGAACTGGCTGCACATGCGAACGTGCACGTTCTGCCGGGGCATCGTGCGGTACTGCCGCGAGCAGGAGCGGGCGGCGAGCGATGCCTGAGCTGGTCACCTCCGCCCGCTGCCACCGCTGCGACTGGGTGCCCGAGGGCGACCCGGACAAGGCCGCTGAGCGGCACACGAAGAAGACAGGGCACCCCACGGCGACCGTGACGAGGTGGGCGCGGTGAGCATCCTCAGCGACCCGTTCCCGTCCCTGCTCGCCCTGCGGCGGCGCGTCGCGCCGCCCGCGCCTGACCTGCTGCAGGAAAGCGCGCAGCGGACCGAAGCGGCCGCCCTGACGGCCCGCAGCGAACTGGGACCCGGCGTGGCGCACGTCGGCTGGGAGCTGACCGCGACGCTCGTGCTGCCCGACCCGTACGGGCCTGACCCTGTGGTGTTCGGCAGCGTGCCGAGGGTGGCGGCCGGGTGACCTCACGGGCAGCGCGGAAAGCGCCGGGGGCTGTGCCTCCCGGCGCTTCCGCGCGTGCGCGGCTAGGAGTCGGCGTCGGTGATGTCGCGGCCGTGAGAGCGCGCCCACGCCTCGACAGCCTCGCGCTTCCAGACCTTGCCCATGTCGAGCACGTCGAAGGGCGCGGGGAAGTCGTCGCGGTTCACGATCTGCTGCACCCGCTGACGGCTGACGCCGCCCAGCATGCGGCCGATCTCTGCGGCTCCGGCAAGTTCACCCATGTCAAGAACCATAGGCACGATGCTAGTAGTCACTTGACTAGAGGGCAAGAGTACGGAAGGCTAGTCACATGACTAGTGGAGTCACCGCCTGACCCGTTTGACCCGCAGTCCGCACCGTCAACTTGAACCCCATGAAAGGCGCGTGATGGAACGCCGTAGCATTCCGGCCCGGTTTGACGGGACGCTCTACAGGTCTCATCTTGAGGCCCGCTGGGCAATATTCCTCACGCAGCTCGACGTTAAATTCACCTACGAGCCGCAGGGATTCGACCTGGGCGACGGCAGCGCCTACCTGCCCGATTTCGCCATCTACGCAGCATGCGGAACGATCTGGGCCGAGGTAAAGCCAGAATGGGACGCCGACCCGGAAGGCATGGAAAAGTGGCGCAGGTTCGCCACTGTCCGCCCGCAGCCGTCCAGGGCTGCACTGCTGGTCGGGCCGCCGTCAGCGGACCGCAGCCGCGGCATGCACACCGTTATCGGAGGCGTCGATCCGGCCGGTACCGATGACCCGCTGAAGGGGCCGTGGGAGGACGGGAATTACGCATGGCGCCCGTGCGCCGCCGGCTATCACTTTGACCTCGCCTACTATTCCAAATTCCCGGATGACGGCTGCCCGCAGCATGGCGGATGGGACGGCCATGACCGTATTGAAGCCGCCGTCAGTGCCGCGATGTCGCACCGGTTCGGCAAGTTCGGCACCGGAAAGGCGGCGTAGGTGGCCCGTATCCGGTCGATCAAGCCGGACTTCTTCACGTCCGAGGCGATCGCCTCGCTGTCACTGTCGGCCCGGCTGACGTTCATCGGGCTGTGGACCTACGTCGATGACAACGGCGTGGGCCAGTACAACGAGATGCTCATCAACGCCGCCGTCTGGCCGCTCGAGGAAGACTCCCTCGAAACCCTCACCAGGACTCGCGGGGACATCGCCGAGCTCAGGGGCGCCGACCTCGTGGTGCTGTTCCGCGACGCGCGCAAGCGGTACGTGTTCATCACGTCGTGGGACGAGCACCAGAAGGTCGACCACCCGCGCAAGCCCCGCTATCCGCGCCCAGGCGCAGACGGCTGCGAAGCGCTCCCGGCCGATCCTCGCGAGGATCTCGCGAGCGACTCGCGAGAGTCTCGGGAAATCCCCGCGAACAGCCCCCCGCAGAGCCTCGAAACCGATCCTCGCGAGAACCTCGCGAGCGACTCGCGAGACCTTCGCGAAGGCGCTGTCGACCAGTCACTAAAAGCAGTCCCTACCTGCGAAGACGATGAATTCGCGAGCGACTCGCGAGAACCTCGCGAAGACCTCGCGCCTGAGCAGGGAGCAGGGAGCAGGGAGCAGGGATCAAAAGAGCTTGGCCGGCAAGCCGGCCGATCGCCCGCCCCCGCCCCCGCCCCCGCCCCCGGCTCCGATGACGACGCCGACTTCGCCGCGTTCTGGGACGCCTACCCGCGCAAGGTCGCCAAGGGCACCGCCCGCAAGGCGTGGCGGGCAGCCGTCCGCAAGGTCGGCCCCAAGGAGATCATCCGGGCCGCGGAGCGCTACGCCGCCGACCCTGTCCGCAAGGCGGGCACGGCCGAGTTCACCGCGCACCCGGCCACCTGGCTCAACGGCGAACGCTGGCTCGACTACGACGGCCGTCCCGCCACGCCGCGCACCCAGTCGTTCCCGTGGGAGAACTGATGGACGCACTCCGCGAGATCCTGCTGCCCCGCCTCGAGGGCATCCGCATGTCCGGCGGCTCGTACATGGCCCGCTGCCCCGCCCACGACGACGGCAAGGCCAGCCTGTCCGTCGCAGAGGGCAAGGACCAGCCCGTCGTGCTCAACTGCCACGCCGGGTGCGACCCGGTAGACATCCTCGCCAAGCTCGGGCTCACCTGGGAAACCCTGTGCAGCCCCCGCGAGCAGGACCGGCCCGGCCGCGGCGAGTGGACGCCGCACGGCGAGGCCGTCGCCGTCTACGACTACACCGACGAGCAGGGCCAGGTCCTGTTCCAGGTCTGCCGCACCGCGGACAAGCAGTTCCCGCAGCGCGTCCCCGACCGCACCCGCAAGAGCGGCTACCGATGGAGCATCGGCGATGTCCGCCGCGTCCTGTACCGGCTCCCGAAGGTCATCGAGGCCGTGAACGACGGCGAGCACGTCTGGGTGTGCGAGGGCGAGAAGGACGTGCACGCGCTCGAGCTGGCCGGCGTCACCGCCACGTGCAACCCCGGCGGCGCCGGCAAGTGGCGGCCCGAGTTCGCCGAGTTCCTCCGTGGCGTGATCGTGCACGTCGTCGCCGACAAGGACAAGCCCGGCCAGGCCCACGCCCGCCAGGTCGCCGCCAGCCTCGACGGCATCGCCGCGGGAGTCGAGATCCGCGAGGCCGCCGGAACGCACAAGGACGCCGCCGCCCACCTCGCCGCGGGGCTGAGCCTGGCCGACCTCGAGGTGACATGGGAATCCGGCGAGCCGCCCACCGACCTCGCGCCGGACCTGTACGAGTTCCTCGCCGTCGCAGACCCCGGCTACGACTGGGTGATACCCGGTCTGCTCGAGCGCGGCGACCGGCTCATCTGGACCGGCTTCGAGGGACTCGGCAAGTCCGTCATCACGCGGCAGTTCGCCATCTGCGCCGCCGCCGGCTGGCACCCGTTCGAGAACCACAGCATCCCGAAGCAGCGCGTGCTGTTCATCGACTGCGAGAACCCCGACCGCAAGAACAGGCGGCACTTCCGCGACCTGGCGCGCAAGGCCAGTGACAACGGGATTCCCGTCCCGGCCGGCGCGTTCCGCATCATCCAGCGGCCCGAGGGCGTCGACCTCACCCGCGAGGAAGACGCCGCGTGGCTGCTCGAGCGCGTCACCGCGCACATGCCAGACCTGCTCGTGATCGGCCCGTTCTACCGGCTCCACGCCGCGGACGCCAACGAGGAGCAGGCGGCCCGCACGGTGGTCGCCGCGCTCGACGCCGCCCGCCTCAAGGCCGACTGCGCGCTGATCACCGAGGCGCACGCCGGCCACGGCCAGGGCAACTTCGCCCGCAGCGTGCGCCCGATCGGGTCAAGCCTGCTCATGCGCTGGCCTGAGTTCGGCTACGGCATCGCGCCGCACCCGGACGCGGAGAGGGATGACAGCGGGCGCTGCCGCCACGTCGAGGTCAAGGCATGGCGCGGTCCCCGCGAGGAACGCCAGTGGCCGCGCGAGCTGGTCTACGGCACCCACGACATGGACTGGCCGTGGATACCCGCAACCGCCTTCAACAAGCCCGCCAGGAGGTCAGCGTGAACGCACTGGCCGACGCCTGCATGGCCTGCTTTCCCGGCGAGGCGGACGCCGCCGATCCGTCCGAAATGCAGGTGACCGCGGACGGCACGCTGACCGCGCACTACGCGTGCCCGCTGTGCGGCCTGGCATGGCGGACCACGTGGACGGTCGCGGCGGCCTGGCCGTCAGTCCGCATTTACCGGTCCGCGACTCCGCTCATGGACGAGGTAATCCGCCTGCTGGCCGACCTGCTCGACGGCGAAGAACTGGAGGCCGCCTGATGGGCATCCGGCCCCTGCCGTCAGGTACCTGCCACGTGCCCGACTGCGGCAAGCCTGGCCAGCTCTATCCGGCGGGGTGGCTCTGCGACGAGCACAAGCCCGGCTCAACACGAGAAAGCGAGTGAAATGAACGAGACAGATACCGGCCCGCAGCCAGCGCCCGTCAGCCCGGACCTGGAATGCACCGTCTGCCAGCACGTCAGCAGCCCCCACGGGGTGCCCGTGACCGCCGCGACGCCGGGGCAGGCGGCGTACGAGGCCCTGCACGCCGCTCGCGGCGAACGGTCAGGCGATGTTCCGTGGTGCGTGCCCTGGGGCGAGCTGAACGAGTTCCCCGGCGTGGACATTCACCGCGAGGACCTGGAGGTCGCGGCCCAGGCCGCCATCGCCGCGTACATCGAGGCGAACGGCCGCGACCCGGTCGACGTCCGCAGTGTCGTCGCCGAAGCCCTCGCCGCGCAGGACGCGCGGCCCGCGCCCGGCGACGTGGCGGGGTTGCTCGACCCGCTGCACGCGCTCGCAGCGAAGTGGGACGCGACCGCCGCCCGCAACCAGCGCAACGGGCAGTCACTGGTCGACCAGGGCGACGAGTACGGCAACGAGGGACTCGCCGTAGCGGAGGCGCTCGGCGCGTGCGTCGTCGACCTGAGGGCGGTACTCGCCGACGCACCAGACGCCCCCGCACCCAAGCCTGCGCCCGAGCTGGCCGCCGCCATGGCCGTCCTGCGGCGCGTCCTGGAATGGTTCCCCACGGGCGGCACCCGCAACGAGGCATCCGCTACCCGCGCGCAGCTCGCCGCCGCCTACCTCGACGGCGGCCTGAACGTACCGGAGGAACTGCGGAAGTTCCTCGGCAAGCGAGGCGGCCAGTGACCTGCGACAAGTGCGGCATCAAGGTCACCAGCGGCACCCGCTGCCCGGAGTGCGCGCGGCTGCTGGCCGACCTCGCCAGGGAGGGCAAGTGAGCGAAGACCAGATGTACGACGCGGCCGAGCGCGAGATGGACCTCTACCGCGCCGAGATCGCGCGCATCACCGCGCAGCGTGACGAGGCACGCGCCGACCGCGACGACTACGCCGTCCGGCTGAAGGCCGCCGACCAGAGCTGGACCCGGCTGGCAGCTGAGCGTGACCGGCTCCGCGAGCTACTCGACGAGATCGGCGTCACGGCGGCCAACGCGCCTGAGGACGGCGACTCGTTCGGGCTGCTCGAAGAGATCGCCATGCGGATCGCGGCAGCCGACGTCGCGACCACCTAAGCCATCCCCGCAGTACCAGTCATCCCAACCGAGGAGAACCAAGTGAACGTCACCCGCAAGAAGCTGCTCGCGCTCATGCTCGCCCCGATGCTCGGCCTGGCCGCGTTCCTCGCGCCGGGCCTGGCCAGCGCCGCGACCAGCACCAGCCCCGTCCACCACGCGGCGTTCTTCGCCTGCGTCGACCACAACGGCTCCGGGCAGGCGACGGCCGTCACCGGCCACCCCGTCACCTGCCCGGCCGGCAGCATCCTCGCCGAGGGCGACCGCGGTACCACGGGCCCGGCCGGCCCTGCGGGCAAGGACGGCGCCAGCGGCGTCGTCAGCGTCACCACCGCGACAGGCAGCACTGCCATCGCCCACGTCGGCGGATCATGGAGCGCCGGCCACGCCGTCGTCAAGACGATCCCGCTCAAGGCCGGAACCTACCTCATCACCCTGACCGGTGACTTCTACAAGACCGTCACCACGACCGCCACGCCCGTCCTGCAAATCCAGCTCAACGGCGCCAGCACTCAGCTCACCGGCTACACCGGTGCGTTCCCCTATAACGCGGCCGAGGCCGTGGGCACCGGCACCGACGGCACGCCGAACGGCCTCGAGCAGACCGCGACCGCCGTGGGCACCGTCACGCTGGCTACTGCCGGGGACGTCGAGATCGACGTGTTCGGCTACAACCCCGACCGCAGTGCCGCCGGGTCAGGCGACTTCGCGGTCAACGCGACCGCCAGCTTCACCGCGCTGCAGGCGGCGTCATGAGCAAGTTCAGGACTGACGCGCCCGTGTATTCCACCCGGCACAGCCGCGTCCTGGCAGTGCGGGGCCGCGCCGCTGAGCAGGAGTGCACGGATTGCGGTGATCGCGCTAAGGAATGGTCGCAGCGCCACGGCACGGATGGCACTGAGCCAGCCGACTATGACCCGCGCTGCAATGCGTGCCACCGCGAGTACGACGGCGCGGGAGCGAAGCCCGGAGAGCTGCACCACAACGCGAAGCTCACGGAAGCGCAGGTCCGCGACATCTTCACCAGCACCGGGCGCATCTACCGGGAGCTGGCCGAGATTCACGGCGTGTCCGTGGCGGCCATCTGCGACATACGCAGGGGCAGGCGCTGGAGGCACGTAACGGCCCCGCTCGCCGCCGTGCAGCTGCAGGCGGCCGGCTGATGACCCGCATGCCCGATATCGCGGCCGAGGCCGAGGCCGCCGCCGTCCGCCACCGCCGCCCGTCATTCACCCCGGAGGAAACCGTGCCAGTCACCAGCCCCGTCGCCAGCGCCATGGCCGCCGTCGAGCACGCCGCCGCGATGCTAAACGAGATCCGCTCCAGCAAGCTCGCCGTCGCCCTGCACGACGAGGGCCTTGGCGGGCTGCTGCCCGACTCTGACATCGCCCACGTCGTCGCCATCGTCCGCTCCCTGGAACTGCCCCACCGCCAGGCGCAGGCGAACCTCCCGCACCGGCAGGCGAACGGGAACGGGACGCGGCAGAGCGGCCCGCAGCAGTCGGTGACGGCGTGATGCGGCTCTTCAAGCGGCAAAGTGAGCCACGGCCCGAGCGCGTGAGCGGCACTCGCGGTCACCCAAGGACGCACTCCCACATCGCCGCCTGCCGGCGATGCGCGGACGAGACGCGGCCGCCGTCGGTGCCGCCCTTGACCTCGATGCCGCCGACGGCAGGCGACCAGCCATGACCGACTGCCTCGCCCCGCGCCACGACGAGCCGGAGCCGGCCGCGCCGCACGCCACGTTGTGTCGCCCGTGCACAACCGGGCTGCGCCGCGACCTGCGCCGCATCCCGCACCTGCACGCCGCCCTCGGCGAGCTGCTCGACCCGCGCCGCGCAGGCGGCGCGGGGAGCGGCGACGGCGACGGCCTCCCGTTCCACCTGCCCGCCTCCGACTGCCGCTCCCAGATCGCCCACGACGTCGAGTACTGGGTCACGGTCGTGATCGCCGAGCGGCAGCCGAACGTCTGCCCGGTCCGCACGCTGCCCGCCATGTGCGGGTGGCTCGCCGGGTGGGCCGACTGGGCTTCGCTGCGCCCGTGGGCGGGTGACATGGCCGGGGCGCTGTCCAGCGACGCGGGCCGCGCCCGGGCCGTCCTGGACCCGATGCCGCGCGCTGACATCCCGCTGCCGCCGAGCATGAACTGGTGCCCCGGCTGCCGTGAGTCCATGGTGCTCGCGGCGGTCGTGTCGCAGGCCGCCAGCGACCGGCGCCCGTCGCTGGTGTGGTGCTCGGCGTGCGGCCATGAGTGGGACGTGACGCAGTGGCTGCGCCTCGGCCGCGAGATCATCCGCCACCATGACAGCGAGCGGGCAATCTTCGGGGCGGTGGCGTAGCCGTGAAGACGATCACTGTCACCTGGATGAACGGCGAGTGCGAGGTCTACCGCGTGCAGAACATCCGCGACGAGGGCGGCATCCTCACGCTCAGCTCGCCGAACGAGTACTCGCAGCCCGACCGGCACATCCCGCTGGCCAACGTCCGGATCTGGACGGTCGAGCGATGACCTACACCGGCGAGGAGATCGCGCGGCTGGTCCACGAGGCCAACCGCGCCCTGCAGGCCGAGCAGGGCGACGACGCCCCGTCCCTGCCATGGGACAGCGAGACCGCCCACGTCCGGGCCACGTGCCTCGACGGCGTCCGCCGCGCCATGGCCGGGGAGACGCCTGAGCGGCACCACGAGGCATGGTGCGAGTTCAAGCGCGCCGCCGGGTGGGTGCACGGGCCCGTCAAGGACGCAGCCGCGAGAACCCATCCGTGCCTCGTGCCGTACGACCAGCTGCCGCGCTGCCAGCAGGTCAAGGACGCCGTGTTCCTCGCCGTCGTGCGGGCGATGGCATCTAAGGAGGACGCATGATCACCTGGGGAAACTGGTACTGGCCATGGTGGCTCGGCGCGTCCGTCGCGTCGTTCCTCGCCGTGGAGATCTACGCGCTGGTCAGCAAGGGCACCGACAACACCCTGTCCAACTGGGTATGGCACCAGCTCCACGCGACCGCCCGCGAGGCCATGAGCCAGTGGACAGCGGCGCACTTCCTGTTTGTGCATCTTGATCACCCGGTTGGTTCCAGTGATCTTCGTGACCGCGTAAGGGCCGCTCGGCCGCCGCAAGGGAATCCTGTTAGCGTCGACCAGGTCTTCCCAGACGCACCATCGGTACTGCGCCACCATGCCGTAGTCGGCGTCATCGACCAGCGCAACCCGGCCTGCGGCCTTCTTGCCGCCCAGGGGTATCGTCACCATGTCGCTGCTCCCAAAAGCAGTGGCCAAGCCCCGGGAGGTTTGCCGCCTCGCCGGGGCACTCACCTGCCATTTTACCTGGTCAAGCCAGCCATGGCGGTGTTTCTGGTGACCGATGCGATGATGGGCACCATGGACGACGCCAGCGACCTGAGCTGCCCGGAGTGCGGTGCCATGGTGGCCGCAGACCGCCGCGACTTCCACCTTGAGTGGCATGCCCGCGTCAACGCCGCGCTCACGGAGCTCGCCGCACGGCAAGACGGCATACCGCCCCGGCGAGGTGACCATGGATGACCTGACCGCGTTCATCAAGGCGCGGCTCGACGGGGAAGAGCCCGCGAAGGTCTGCGGCTGCCTGGACGCGAACCACTGGCCACCGTGCACGCCACAGCCATGGAGGGACCGGAAGTGTCGCGAGATCGCGGCCGTGCGGGCGCACCTCGCGGCCTACCATGAGGCGGTCAACGGCATTGACGCCGATATCGGCGTGGCCGATGCGCTAGAGGATGTCCTGCGGCATGATGCCGCCGTCTGGAGCGACCACCCGGACTACCGCGCCGAGTGGCGGCCAGGTGCCCGCGCCTTACATGCTGCTCGCCGACCTCGCGAAGATCTACGCCATCACGCCGCGCACCGCCCGCAAGTGGGCCCGCGAGGACAGGTGGCGCACCATGGGCAAGCCGGTCAGGTACTCACTGGCCGACGCGCAGCGGTCCTACGAGGCGCGGCACCATGGCCGCGGCCGCGTCGTGCGGCACCTGGTCAGGCGTTACGGAACTGACGCCAGTGGTGCTTGAGCATCCTTGACATTCGTGCCACCATGGCGGCATACAGTAGCCGGACGTGTCCCCAGGGAACGCCCGGCTTTCGCGTTCCTGCGGAGGCGCCATGCTCGACCGCGCGTTCCTGCGCTGGCTCTGCGTCATCGCCGCGCTCCTGCTCGCCCTGCTGTGGCTCGTCTCCGTCACCGTCACCGGCTTCGCCGCGCCCGGCTGGATTCCGCCGGCCGGACTGCTCGCCGTCGTCCTGGCCGTCGCGCTGCCGTGACCACCCGCCGCGACTACCAGCGGTACGCGGCCAAGGGCACCACGACCCAGCGCGGCTACGGCGCGTCTCACCAGCGGCTGCTGCGCACGCTGCTCGCACGCTGGCGGCCCGGCGACCCGTGCGCCCGCTGCGGCCAGCCGATGCTGCAGCGCTGGACAGTCAACGCCGACGGCAGGCGGGCCAGCGCCATCGAGCTCGGCCACACCGACGACCGGCGCGGCTACACCGGGCTAGAGCACAGGGCCTGCAACCGGCGTGACGGGCAGGCGAAGACCACGGCGATCATGCGCCAGCGCGGGGGTCCTACCGCGCGCCAGCTCACGGCGATGCGCATGCGGCAGTGGCAGGCGGCGCGGAGCTGGTAGCTGCGCCGACAGGCAGGCGGTCACCGGCAGTGACCACGGTCAGCGGTGACCTGGCTGACCACCCGCCCGGTCATCAGTGACCACCCGCTGATCCACCATCCAGCACGACAAAACCGCAGGTCAGCGAATCGCGGGCGGCAAACCGGACATACTGCCGAC